TGGAAGATAAGCCTACCAAAATAGCCGTGAGCAGCGACAATGTTATAAGTCTCTTCTTCCTGTCCAAACTTGTAACCACGGTTTTGAGAAATTTCTTCAGTCGTCTCACGAATAAGCGAGGACGTGACAAGTGAACCGTGCATTGCACTAAAGAGTGCCCCACCGAAAACGCCAGCAACACCAAGCATGTGAAACGGGTGCATGAGAATGTTATGCTCGGCTTGGAAGACCAACATGAAGTTGAACGTACCAGATATACCGAGAGGCATACCATCCGAGAAGCTACCTTGACCGAATGGATAGACAAGGAATACAGCCGTTGCGGCTGCAACCGGAGCTGAATATGCGACAAAGATCCAAGGCCTCATTCCTAATCGATAGCTAAGTTCCCACTCTCGTCCCAGGTAAGCATAGATACCAATGAGAAAGTGGAAGACGGTGAGCTGATACGGCCCCCCGTTGTAGAGCCATTCATCAAGTGAATTAGCTTCCCAAATTGGGTAGAGGTGTAGTCCGATGGCATTGCTGCTTGGAATGACGGCTCCTGATATGATGTTGTTTCCATAAAGAAGACTTCCAGATACCGGCTCACGGATGCCGTCGATGTCGACGGGGGGAGCGGCAACAAATGCAAGAATGAAGCAAGCAGTGGCTGCAATGAGACACGGAATCATCAGTGTCCCAAACCAACCAACATAAAGACGCTTATCAGTGCTGGTGACCCAGCTACAAAAACGCTCCCATGTAGTCTGAGAGCGTTGTACTGCGATAGTTGCAGTCATTGTTGAAGTTAGTTAAGACGAGTTACTTGAACCCTTCCAACTCCAGAGTTAGTGAGACCGATTGCATCAGCCGCACCTTTACTGAGATCTACACCCCTACCAGTAATGTAGGGACCACGATCATTGACCCGAACAACGGCACACCGCTTGTAACAGACTTTTAGTCTTGATCCAAATGGGAGTGTCTTGTGCGCTGCAGTAAGGCCGTTTTGATTATATCGTTCACCATTGGCAGTTAGGTTTCCGTGGAAACCAGGACCGTACCAACTGGAGATCACCGACAGAGTAGTTAGGATAGGAATCATAATTAATTAGCAAAGAACTTTTATATGACTATCTACTCGGTAAGAGGCACAGCACTACTCGCTAGGAGCCATGCCTCTATCTGTCAATACCCTTTTTTAACTGAGGGCTTCATCTTTACTGGTTTGCCACTTTTAGCTGCTTCCTTCTTAGCGGCTGCTTTACCAGCAGGAGTGTAAGGAAACTTTTTACCACCAACATTAGGCATGATTAACTCCGTTATTTTTTCTTTGCAGTCTTAGCTGCTTGTTTAAATTGCTTGGAAGTTGGAGCGCCTGCAGTCCCAGGCTTACGCATCGTCTCTCCACTTCCTTGTGCGATACGCTTACGCTTAGCGTGAATGTTCGCATAAAGGCCAGGCTTAGTCATTTAACATTTCCATTTACGAAGGGCTAATGCTTTTCGTGTAGGTCTTCCTTTCTCATCTTTCATTGGACCTGGGTTACCAGACATACGAGCACAGAATGATCGTTTGCGTGGCCCACCTTCAGGTTGCGGCGCCTTGAGATTGGAACCTGTCTCACGATTGTATTTTGCACGGCCAGCAGCTGTTAAGCCACCAGTACGTGATTTGTGTACGCCAATCTTTAGACTAACATTACTTCTTTTTGTTGCCATTGTGCTTATGGCCTTTTTTGTTGCTACAGCACATTAAAGTACTCCTGGGATAATTTGACCAGTAACAAGATATGCACCTACTGCTGCTACAAAGCCAAGCATTGCAAGCCGACCGTTGAGCAGTTCAGCACGTTCATTATGTGATTCGTAGTAATTAGGATCCATATAAATTGTTGGCTCTTTTGCCCAAATATTTTTAGTCATTAGAAGTTGAGGTCAGATCGATCAAGTCGATCCATCACATCTTGTCGATATGCAGGATCATTGTCATATCTAGGGTCACTCATTGCACGAACAAGTTCAGCTTGACTACGGAAGGTGTCCATAGAACGTGCGGGTTTACCCTGTAGTGTTTCACCTTCGTAGCCCATAGCGTCAGTGTATCGATAGTAAAGTGCTTGCAGAGCAAGGTTGATAGCTGCAGTATTACCTGACTCCACAACAGAATCAAAAGCTTGTACTTCTGCAGGAGTAAAGTTTTCTGCTGCCCAGCCTGTCAGTTGTTGATAAGCTGCTTCGCCGCCTACAGAATTCTTGATTGCATTGATTTCACCAGAAGACAACTCAACACCTTGTGATTGTTGCTGAGGTCCAACTTGTTGTTGGTAGCGGAAGTATGCGTCAACCAATTCACGAGAGGACATCTGCGAAAACCTCTCTAAGGTTTCTTCGCTGAGTTCTCCGTTTGTTTGGTACTCTTGATCAACATCATAAAGGAAGTCAATGGTCGGGTCATCCGACTCCTCTTGTGACTCCTCCTCTACTTGTTCATCCTCAGAGTAACCTTCATCAGTCTCCTCATATTCAGAGTCATCTTCCTTACTGCCTAGCTTGCGTTGTAGCTCGACGTAGGCCTGTTCAAGTTCTTGTGCGTTTTTGTATTTACCAGCCAGCAGACCTTCCTGCTGTGCCATCAACTCTTCCCCAAGCGCAAGAGATTCTGCCATGTCAGCTTCCTGAGAAGCAATTACCTCTGCGGGTGGAGTTGGGTCATAAGTTAGGGTTTCAGACATACATTACTGTGGTGGTTGTTCTTCTTGGTCAGTCAGCCCCCCAACAACATTGCCAAGCATTTCCTCGGCATTAGGATTCTTAGAGGGGTCAGCAATCGGTGCTTGTAGCATCTGGCCTGCTTGCTTAGTAAGAAGCATTTGAGATTGTTGTTGCATTGCTCGTTGCTGTTCTTGCTGCTGTTGATCCATTGACTTTACAAGGTTCAACACATCAATACCTTGAGCTGCAGCCAGACGTTTAATCGCTTCATCAGGATTGATGTAACGCATTAGATTGTCAGGACCAAGTGTTTGGGCAATCATTGCCATAAATGTTGTAAGGGCTTCACGATCTTGTCCCCTACCAAGAGCGTTGATACCAGCCACAATGGTTGGTCGCACAATCTCTTTAGGGATACGTGGAAGCTCACCGCTACGTTGCAGAACAAGTAGCTTTCGGTTAAGGTAAGGTATTAGAAACTCGACAGTCAGTAGGGAGAATAATCCACCAAGTTGTTGTTCAAGTTCAAGTTGAGTGAGGCGGACCTCTTCGGCTGTAGTGCGCTCGCTTTGGCGTACACTCAGTACAAGGAACGCTTCAGAGATGCGACGCTCAAGAGTTGCAATCATGTTGGCAGCTGTACTGAAATCAGCAGTCTTACCAACTTGAACTACTCCAATATCTTCAGGCCTACCTTGAACGATTGCACCGTTGCCTGCTTGGGCCAGCGTCTGCGGTTTAGTAGTACTTGAGGGTGATACCACGAAGACCACTTTAGCGGCTGCTGCAGAGCCTTCTGTGAGGGCCTGACACAGTGCATTAAGAGACTTCATATCACCAAGGAACTCCTCAACGCGGCCCCTTCCGTAATTCTCACCATCGCACGAATTGAATCTCAAGACGAGCCAGGGGGATGCATCCTTTGGAGCTTTGCTTTCAGAACCAGGAAGCTTCTTATCGTTCACCTCCTGGTGCCAGATCCAACGGTTGTTATCAAGTCGGACGTGAGTATACACTTCTAGGTCATCTCCATTTAAGGAGACACCATTGCTATTAACTTGATTAGGAATTTTACTACTAACCAATTCTTGCGGTAGTAGTTTCTTGCTAATAAGTTCTTTGGTTACGATCTCAATTACTTGGCCGTTTCCGTCTCGTTCAACAACGAAGCGATTCAATGGATAATGCTTCAATCCATCCTTGCTCATAAAGATAAGAGCATTGCCACCTACGACAAGATGTTTGAGAGCTTGATGAACAGTAACTCGATCACTGGATGCAGCAATCGAATCCATCACCATTCTCTCCATTTTGGCAAAACTTAGATCCAGCTCAGATCTGACTTGTGCAGGCAGCTCAGTACCTAGCTTGTCATCACGAACCTGCAGCTTAAAGAATGTCGTTTGTGGAGGCAGCAAGCTCAACATAAGCTTGGCCGCAAGCGTTACGACCGCTTTAGCTCCTACGGATTGCCACGGTTGTCGTAGTGTTTGATGGGTTACCCGGTTCTCATCACGTTGGATGAGATACGGAAGAGTAAGCTCAGAGCATTGAACAGCAATGTCAAGAAACTGGGAACGGTATGTTGAAAGGTGATCGTACCGACTTCTTGCTGTCATTTATTTAACCCATGTTGGGACCATAGCCACT